TGATGGTTTGCAGTTGCAGCCTAATTCCGACTAAACAAATAGAAGTTACTGCAAAACCGCTTGAAAGAAAAATAGTGCAACCTGTCATGCCTAGAGAAATTGATTTGCAAGAACCTATGTGGATAGTAATTACACCTGATAACTGGGAAGATAAGCTTGCAATGATTGAAGAGCAGGAAGGAGAGTTAGTTTTTCTTGCAATGACTATACCTGATTACGAAGTAATGGCTTATAACATGCAAGAGTTAAAGAGATACATTAATGAACTTAAAGAAGTTGTTGTTTATTATAAAAAAGTTACTACAAATACTGAGGAGTAAAACTATGAAAATATCGCAAGAAGGAATTGATTTAATTAAATTTTATGAAGGCTGCCCTACAGACAGTAGCGGTAATGCTGTTAGTTACAGATGCGCTGCCAATAAAAAAACAATAGGTTTTGGCAGCCTCAAGCTTATTGACGGTAGTCCTGTAGAAGATAATATGACAATTACCAAGCAAGATGCCGAAGACTTGCTTGCTCATGAGCTACACGAATACGAAGGTTACATTAATAACATGGTTAAAGCAGACCTAAATCAGAATCAGTTTGATGCTCTTGTGTCTTGGGTTTTTAATTTAGGACCATCTAATTTACAAGCTTCTACTTTGTTAAAAGTTTTAAATGCCCAAGACTGGGACGATGTGCCTAACCAAATTACAAGATGGAATAAAGTTAATGGTGTGCCAAACGAAGGATTGATGAAACGAAGAAACTCAGAAGCTTTGTTGTTTGAGGGCAAAGAATGGGGTACAGTCTAATTGACATGTTAGTTTGTAGATATTCACGGATATCTCCTCTCTCTCTTCAAACACATGTCATGGAGAATCAGCAGTCCTTTATATTCCGTTGGTTCTCCACTTAATGCTTAATTTAGAAAATATAAAATCTTTTGATGCTTTGTCTAAAGACGAGCAAGTAGAAGCACTTACTCTTATAGATAAATGGAAAAACTTAAATGCACGAGATAGATGTAGAGGTGATTTTTTAGAATTTGTAAAATTTCATTGGGACGGCTTTATTATGGGTAGACACCATAAAATACTTGCCGAAAAGCTAAACAGAATATCACAAGGCAAATGCAAAAGACTTATGGTTATGTTGCCACCAAGACATTCTAAATCAGAGTTTGCTTCAACTTATTTTCCTGCATGGATGATGGGTTTAAATCCAAGTCTTAAAATTATACAAGCTACCCACACAGCAGAACTAGCAGTAAGATTTGGTCGTAGAGTTCGTAACATTATTGATAGCGAAGAATATCAAGCAGTATTCCCTGACATTAGTTTGTCAGGTGACAATAAATCAGCAGGTCGTTGGACTACCGATGATGGTGGTGAAGCTTTCTATTCAGGAGTAGGTGGCGCAATAACAGGTCGTGGTGCAGATTTACTTATAATTGATGACCCACATTCAGAGCAAGATGCTATGTCACCAACAGCTATGGATGCAGCTTGGGAGTGGTATACATCAGGACCAAGACAAAGATTACAACCCGGCGGAACCATAGTTTTAGTTATGACGCGTTGGAGTACAAAAGACTTAGCAGGCAGGTTGTTAAAAAGACAATCAGAAACACACGCAGACCAATGGGAAGTTGTTGAGTTTCCTGCAATTATGCCTGACTCCGAAGAACCTTTGTGGGGTGAGTTTTGGAAAAAAGAAGAACTATTGTCTGTAAAAGCATCATTACCTATAAGTAAATGGAACGCGCAGTGGATGCAAAACCCTACTGCTGAAAGTGGTTCTATAGTCAAAAGAGAGTGGTGGCAAACATGGGAAAAAGAAGGCATACCTGATTGTGGTTGTATTATACAAAGCTACGATACTGCTTTTAGCGCAAAAGAAAGCGCTGACTACTCTGCAATAACTACATGGGGAATATTTGACCCTGAAGACGGAAGCGAAAATGCAATAATTTTGCTAGATGCAAGTAGACACAGAGTAGACTTTCCTGAACTAAAAAAATTAGCATTAGAAGAATATAAATATTGGGACCCTGACATTGTGCTTATAGAAGCAAAAGCTAGTGGCACACCTCTTACACAAGAGCTTAGAAAGATAGGCATACCTGTACAATCTTACTCACCTAGCAGAGGTCAAGACAAGGTTGCAAGAATGAACTCTATTGCACCTATGTTTGAAAGTGGTATGGTATATGCAACAGAAGATGCTTTTGCAGAGGAAGTAATCGAAGAATTAGCAGCTTTTCCATTTGGCGAACACGATGACTTTTGTGATTCATCTACTATGGCTTTAATGAGAATTAGACAAGGTGGCTTGATAGAATTGGACAACGATTATGCAGATGAAATGTCATTTGATAGAAAGGCATTAACATATTACTAATTTTATGGATATAATAGAAAACTATGGCAATTGATAGACAACTAGGCACTGAAAATAACCCTGATGTAATAGACCAAAGCAAGTCTGTAGATGTTGGACTAGAAACCTTTAATGTAGACACCCCTGAGCCAACATTTGACGAGTCTTTGTTGGATTCTATGGAAATTAACATCACTGACGAAGAAATATCTTTTGATGAGCCTATGGAAGAAGAAGAAGAACAGATACCATTTGACGCTAATTTGGTAGATTTTTTAGATGATTCAGTATTAGGTTCGTTGTCTTCACAACTATTAAACGCTGTAGACAATGATAAAGAGTCAAGAAAAGAATGGGAAAAAACATACACCGATGGTCTTAAATATTTAGGCATGAGGTTTGACGAACAAAGGAGTCAACCTTTTGAAGGCTCTTCAGGTGTCATACATCCAATTTTAGCAGAAGCTGTTACTCAATTTCAGGCACAAGCATACAAAGAACTGTTACCTGCTCAAGGACCTGTAAAAACACAAGTTATTGGTCAAAGAAACATGAATACAGAAATGCAAGCTGAAAGAGTTTGTGAGTTCATGAATTATTACATTATGAATGAAATGCCTGAATATGACCCTGATTTAGACCAGTTGTTGTTCTATCTACCATTATCAGGTAGTGCATTTAAGAAAGTTTACTACGATGCAGCAAAAAATAGACCTGTATCAAAATTTATACCTGCTGAAGACATACTTGTGCCTTACGAGGCAACTGATTTGTTAGGAGCAGAAAGAGTAACGCATATAGTATCAATGAGCAGCAATGAAGTAAGAAAGCTACAGCTTACTGGATTTTACGCTGATGTAGATTTACAAGACGGTCAAACTACAACAAGAGATGACATATCAAAAGAAATAGATAAGATATCAGGAGTTGAGCCTGACTACACAGGTGATGAACAAAGAAAATTATTTGAAATACATACAGTAGCAGAAATAGAAGGTTTTGAAGATATGGATAATGAGGGCGAGCCAACAGGTTTAAAAATACCTTATATCATTACTATAGACGACTCATCTCAACAAATTTTATCTATAAGAAGAAACTATGAACCTGAAGACCCACTTAGAAATAAAATAAACTACTTTGTACAGTACAAGTTTTTACCGGGACTTGGCTTTTATGGACTAGGTTTATCACACATGATTGGTGGTTTATCAAAAGCGTCTACATCAATACTCAGACAATTAATAGATGCAGGCACTTTAAGCAACTTACCAGCAGGCTTTAAAGCAAGAGGAATAAGAATTAGAGATGAAGCCTCACCATTGCAACCCGGTGAATTTAGAGATGTTGATGCACCCGGCGGTGCATTAAAAGACTCTTTGATGCCATTGCCTTATAAAGAGCCAAGCAACGTATTATTTAGTTTACTTGGTTTATTAGTGGATTCAGGCAAAAGATTTGCAGCAATAGCTGATATGAATATAGGTGATAGTAACGCTGCTATGCCTGTAGGCACAACTGTAGCTTTATTAGAAAAAGGCACAAAAGTAATGAGTGCCATACACAAAAGATTACACTATGCACAGAAAAACGAATTTAGAATTTTAGCAAAGATATTCCAAGAATTTTTACCACCTGTATATCCATACGAAACAGGAAGCGGTGTAAAAGAAGTAAAAATAGAAGACTTTGATAGAAGAATAGATGTAATACCTGTATCAGACCCTAACATTTTTTCTATGAGTCAAAGAGTTATTATGGCTCAAGAGCTTTTAACAATGGTTCAATCTAATCCACAATTACATGGTCCGCAGGGCATATATGAGGCGTACAGAAGAATGTATGCAGCTTTAGGTGTAGATAATATAGAAACATTATTAATGCCACCGCCTGACAATACACCCAAACCTGTAGATGCAGGTATTGAAAATAGTGGATTACTACAAGGTATACCACAACAAGCTTTTCCTGAACAAAACCATGAAGCGCATGTAGAAGCACACAAGAGTTTATTTTTAACACAAGCCGTAATGATGAATCCACAATTGCAATCAGTAATAATTGCACATGTTATGCAACATTTACAGTTTATGGCTACACAAATGGCAGAACAACAATTGCCACCTGAGGTGCAACAACAGATACAACAATCTATGCAACAAGCACAACAAATGCCACCACAAGAGCAACAAGGTTTACAACTACAAGTACAATCAATATTAGAAGGCTATAGCTCACCAATATTGGCACAATTATCTAACGAATTTTTATCTTCAGTACAACCGCCACAGCAAGAAGACCCACTTGTTGCAATAAGACAACAAGAACTTGGATTGCGTGATAAAGAAATTGACATGAAGAATCAACAGTTTATGGCAAAAGAACAACAAGATGCCATGGAGCAAGGAACTGAGCTACAACTACAGCAACAAAAAGCTGACCAACAAGCGATGATTGGCAATGAAAAAAATGACATTGCAAAGCAAAGATTAGAACAACAAGCTGAGTTAAAATTAATAGACTTACAAGCGAGGATGAACAAATGACAAGCTCAATAAATGAAAAAATAGTACAACAAATAAAAGCTAAAAAAGCTGAAATAAAAGCTACAGAAAACCCAACAAATAAAGTAACAGAAGTTGCACCTGTAGAAACAAAAGAAACAGTAAGAGCAAGAGATGACAAGGGTCATTATGTTGCAGATGACTTAAGCACTCCTGATGTTAATGAAGCATGGGAAGGTGGTAAAGCACCTAAAAAAGCAAGCAAAAAAGTTGCTAAGAAAAAAACTACAGCTAAAAAAGCTACAGCTAAAAAGAAAGCTACAACAAAAAAAACTAAATAGGAGCAAGCAATGAAAGCAAAAACTTCAATAAAGATAAAAGGTCAAGGAAGTATACCTTTATCGCAACCAAAAAAGGTTAAAGTGGATACTGCACATAAACCCGGATATGGTAAAGGTGTAAGCAGAGGCAAAGGTTCTGCTTTAAGAGGTAATAAATTTAACGGAATTTTTTAAATTATGGATATGTATGATTTTATTCATGCAATCCGTAAGGATTTGAGTGAAAGAGAGGAGCAAATCAAAGATATCTTAATGTCAGGCGGCATAAAAGATATGGAAAAATACCAATTTTTAATGGGCGAAATATCTTCATTATCCTATATTCATGATAAGATAAAAGAACACTTACATGAAAAAGGAGAGATAAATGAAAAGTGAGCCTAAAGAAAAAATTGTAAAAGAACAACAAGAAGAAACTATTAACTTGGATAAAGCGTTTGTTGAAGAGGACGACAGAGTTTTAGACCCAAGTTTATTAGATAAAAGTATTCTTGAAAGGATGCCTCAACCTACAGGTTGGCGTGTATTGGTACTACCTTACAAGGGTAAGGGTGTATCAGAAGGTGGAATCCAGTTAGTAAAGGAAACCATTGACAGAGAAACCCTAGCAACTGTTGTTGCCTATGTCGTAGCCATGGGTCCTGACTGCTATAAAGACAAAAAAAGATTTGAGTCCGCATGGTGTAATACAGGAGAATGGATATTAATAGGTAGATATGCAGGTTCTAGGTTTAGGTTGGCTGATGAAAGCGAAGTCAGAATCATCAATGATGACGAAGTAATAGCCACTATTTTAAACCCTGATGACATTGTTTCAGTATAAGGAGAAATTATATGGAAGAAGTAAACAAAGAAAATCAGGTTCAAGCGGAAGAAGAGCTTATTGTAGATGTTGTAGAAACACCTGCTAGTGAAGCGCAAACTGAAGCAACCGAAACCAACTCAGGTGGTGACGATGAACTTGATAAATACACTAGAGGTGTATCAAAAAGAATTAATAAATTAAACGATAAAATTAGAGAGGCTGAAATAAGAGCAAGCACAGCCGAATCTAAATACAACAATTTATCTAATGAATATGCTTCAGTAAAAAACAGAGCTGCTACTTTAGACAAAAGCTATACTGAAGAATATGAAAACAGAGTAAAATCTCAAAGGTCACAAGCAGAAGACTTATACAGAAAAGCAAGAGAAACTAATGACCCTGATTTAGAAGTAAAAAGTGTAGAGCTTTTAAATAAAGTATCTTTAGAAGAAGAAAGGGTAAGGTTAGCTAAAGTGCAATTGCAGACACAGGAAGAACAGAATTTTACAAATGTTCAAGAAAATGTACAAAACGTGCAACAACCAGTGTATGATAAACCTAAGCCTGATTCTAAAGCAGTTGAATGGCAAGAAAAAAATGACTGGTTCCAAAAGGATAGAGTCAAAACATACACTGCAATGGGTATTCATGAGGATTTGATAAACGAAGGTTTTGATGGTTCAGATAATGAATACTATGAAGAATTGGACAAAAGAATGACAAAGGTTTATCCTAATTTAAGGAATGAACCTGAAGGCGTTTCAAAGGATGCGAACTCATCTGTGCAAAGAGTAGCATCTGCTTCCACTGGAAGTCGCCAAGGAACACAAGGGAAGAGAAGCGGTATTAAGATTAATTCTAACCATGCTTCAGTAAAGAGTAACCTGAAGCCATACGGAATGACGCAACAAGAGTGGCTAAAACGTGTTGGTAAAGAAATAGTTAAAATTGAAGGAGCAAAATAATGGATTTAGATGCAATTGATAATGTAACGCGCGAATCTCGTGATGGTGAGCAACACGATAAAAAGGCTAGAAGAAAACCATGGCAACCTGCAAGGATGCTTGAAACTCCACCCCCACCTGAAGGTTTCCAATACCGATGGATAAGGGCAGAGTATGTAGGAATCGAAGATAGAAACAATGTTTCTGCTAGAATGAGAGAAGGATGGGAATTTGTCAGAGAAGATGAATTACCTAATTTCCCTTTACCTACTATTGAGCATGGAAGACACGCAGGAGTCATAGCAGTAGGTGGATTGATATTGGCAAAAATACCAGTAGAGACTGTTGAAGAACGAAATGAACATTATAAAAATCGTAATGTGCAACAAAACGAAGCACTTGATAATACAATGTTTAACGAAGTTCAAGGCAACAATCGCTATGTTAAATATAATTCTGATAGAAAATCTCAAGTATCATTTGGTAAAAAAAGGTAGGATAAAAATATGGCGAATAAAGACGCTTCATTTGGTCTAAAGCCTGTAAAGATGATGGGTGGCTCACCCTATTCAGGCGGACAAAGCCGTTACAGAATAGCTGCAAACTACGGAACTAGCATTTTCCAAGGCGACTTGGTTATGCAGGTAACTGGAGGCGGTGTAGAAATACATGCTGACGGTGGAACTGTTCCAATAGTTGGCGTATTCAACGGTTGTATGTACACAGACCCAACAACATCAGAGCAAGTATTTAGTAATTATTACCCTGCAAGCACGAACGCTTCAGACATAATTGCTTTTATACATGACGACCCTAATACGGTCTTTGAAGTCCAAGCAGACGACACTTTCCCAGTGGCTGACTTGTTTGGTAACTTTGATATCGTCTATACAAACTCAGGAAGTACCTTTACAGGTATCTCAGGTGCAGAGTTAGACGTGACAACAGGCGCAACTGCAACAAGTTTGCCGCTAAAAGCAATTGACGTAAGTCAAGACCCTGATAACTCAGACGTTGCTTCAGCAAACACTAATGTTTTAGTTGTAATTCAAAATCATATAGCAGGCGTTAAAGGCGCAGGCTTAGCATAAGGAGTAATTAGATGGCTATTTCACGCGCACAATTGGCGAAAGAACTGGAACCCGGTCTAAATGCACTTTTTGGACTTGAATATGACGAAAACAATGAAGAATACAAAGAACTATA